GCTACTACTAGTTCATTAATAGTAACATCAGCAATCGAAGAAAGGATACCAGCATCAATCCTTCCGCTGACGCTGTATCGCTGAAGTTCGTTTAGAACGCGACGATAGTCAGGGAAATGCTTCTTGACGACCTCAGCAAGAACTGCTGCCTCATACGGCACCTTCTCCGTCTTAAGAATCTCGGCTGCTCGCTTCATGAACAACGAAGCCATCTTTGGCTTGTCTTCCTTGCGCAACTTGAATTCAATAACTGCACAACGAGAATGCAACGGCTCAATGATACGGTTCTTATAGTTGCAGGTCATGATGAACGTGCAATTATGAGCGAACTCTTCCATTGCTGCGCGCATGGCTGGCTGAGTAGAATTCGGGTTCAGGTAATCTGCCTCATCAATAATGATGACCTTCTTCGTTCCAGTGAACGACATCGTAGAGGCATAGTTCTTAATCTTGACGCGGAAGGTATCAATACCTGATTCGTCAGATCCGTTAATCATCAGATAGTCGCAACCGACTTCTTCACACAGAGCCTTGGCGACTGTAGTCTTACCAACGCCTGGTCCGCCGCAAAGAATGAGATGAGGAATCTCCTTGCGGTTTACATATTGCTGAAAGGTTTCTTTGTATTCCTGCGGAAGAATACACTCAGCAATAGTTCTCGGTCGATATTTCTCGACCCATAACACTTCATTCATAATATACTCCATAATAAAATAGGGCGGGAGGGTGAGTCCTTGGTGAGCAGTCTGGCAAAAGTCCCAATGCCTGAGCACGCCCCATCAATATTTATATCACTTAGCAACGGTTTCGTATACGTCCACGAAATCATTTTGCTGGGCAACTTCTTCATCGAAGTTACGCTTGTGATATGTCTTGGCGAGCTTGCGCGAGAGCTTCTTGGGCAATTCAAATTCGTCCTGCATACGCTGCAGCACTTCCTTGATAAAGTCCCTCTCCGCCTCGACGCGAGTCAGAGAATTAGAAATTTCTTGGAGGCAACCAAGAACTTTAGCCTTGTCCAACTTACTGGTAGTCATATCATTACTCTCCAAAAGTTGATTTAGCAGCTTCAATTGCGATGTAGTAGTTGATTTGCACAGTCTTGTGCGCAAACTTAGCCAAACCCTTCTTAGCAATAGACACATCGTAAGATCCATCCATCAACTTGAAGTTTTCAACCTTCATCACAACGCGGAACTTTTCTTCAGTAGAACCAATCTCAATCTTAGACTGGTCAGAAGAATCGTCGGCGATATCGGTAGCGATGAAGTAGATCTTCTCGCCGTCGCCTTCAAATACAAAGTTAGGTGCACCAGAAATACCAGCAGCCTTCTTCATAAACTCGAGGTCAGCCTGAGTCAACTCGAACGAGCAATCAGCAGCACCAAGCTGGATCGCCTTCTCGGGAGGAGCAACGATAACCTTTGGCGAGCAATACTTGATATAGTCAGACTTCTTATGGTCTTCAGTGAGAATGCTCAACTTATCGTCATCAAACGATAGATCTGCACCCTTGTACAGAGAAACCTTTGCAAGCAACTTGTTCAGGTCATATAGAGCAAATTCTTTTGGAAAAGATTCACCTACAGTAGCCTCAACAAAAATTGTGCGAAGAGGGGAGATGGTACGAAGAGTACTACCAGTCTTGAACTGGAGGCTCTGGTTAATGCCTGAAAAGTTCTTCAGGACTTGGATAGTATTATCAGACAATTTCATAATTTAGATCCTCATTTGATTCAACACGACTATTATATAACGAATTCACCACAAAGTCAACTCTTTCAGTCAAGTCTTCTAGTGTACGATTGTTATTGATTTCAACGTCAATATCACACCCAATCCAAGCCCACTCACTAAAATGGACATCAGGATACTCTTGAACCATTCCATGATAGTTTGGCTTCTTATTATCCTTGAGGGCAACATTGTACCACTCAGGCTCAGGTCCACGACGTACTCTTACAATTACGCCACCCGCTTTACGGATTGCTTCTACTTCATTAGGGAAACGAACATCAGCAATTACATAGTTGTTCCACGGCGCATTCTCACAACGACGCAGAACAGTATGAACCCAGAGGTCTGGATGGAAAACATCCCGTCCAGCCTCTGTGCCCATCAATTGTAGGGCTAGCCTTGGGGAGAATGGTTTGCCAAGTTTTTCAGACCAGAATTTATCATCCTGCTCTCTCCATGCGCGCGACTCGGGTGTATCGCCTTCAAGAAGAGCGCGATTCCAGCCAAATATGGTTGAAACCGCATCCTTGACACTATTAGCAAAACTTTCTTTGAAGTAGTTGTGCCGATCTACTAAAAGATCGGCGACGCTACCTTTGCCAGCCCCAATAAAGCCAACTAGCCCTACAATCATATCTTCACCTTTTGAACGAAATCATGATAAGAGATTAGCCCCAAATGGTTTTGTCTATCATCTTTCATGACGCCATATTCAAAAAATGGATTATGCCACTGGATAGGTTCCGCTGGAGTTGCTTTGTCTATAACACCAACGCCCCAATCGGTGTCGACAGTATAGATGTCGACGTTTAACATGGTTCTTAGTTTGTATAAAGTTTTCCATGCAGTTCCGTTCCAATACCCACCATTCTTACTGTAAAACTCAACGTCAGAATGCGCATTTTGCCAATGCGGTGGGCTGCAATCGTGCAAGACTACTATTCCATTATCCACTGTATGGTGCAATGAGTTATATACATCCACCATAATTTGCGGAGCAAGATGCAAACCATCAATAAAGACTACATCCCATCTGTAGTCTTTATCTAGACTTGTTTCGCCACCATTCAACGCAGCAAAAAACTTATCAGATGTCATCTTATAGTCAACTGGATTAGGTTCAAACTCTAATCCAGGGTCGACAGAAGTCTTGTTTGATGCTAGGATTTTATCGAAACAGTCAGCAGGATTGCGTACGCCAATTTCGAGATAATTGCATTCGGTCGGAAACCGAGATGCAATCAGTCTATTGATGATATCAAACCTCTGCATCTCCATGATTATAGGCTACCAACAAAATTGGCTACTGCTGGCATGTCGCCATTAAATGCATAAGTTCCAATGTGGTGCGTACGCATCCAAGGGCACAACCAAATTTGACCACCCATGTTACGCCACCACTGACAGAACATATAGTCTTCAGATAGATAACGGTCAGAATAGTGCTTGCCCAATACACTAGAGTTATTGGTCAAAAACTCTTGGATTGTTGCCAGATTAATATCAGGGTTTTGCTTGATGAACTCGAGCAGTTCTGCATTCATATTTGCAGCCTTGCTGTCGATAACTGTATCGAAATATGCGTGGATATAACGAGTGCCGTCAAAGTTAGCCTGTCCAACATGGTCTGGCTTATAGCGCAGTGCTGGATAATGCTTCTCAAACTTTTCAAACACTTCACGCTTAATCATCATGAAACCAGTACCAATCTCAAGAACCTCAATTGGCTCAGAAACGTTAAAACGCTCAGTACCTGGTGCTGGATTGAATACAAAGTCGCCAGCAACCTTTTCCATGTCGCCAGGTTCAATATTTGGATTGCGTTTAACTGCTTCGCGAACGGCACTCCACTTAATGCTCTTCTTAGGATAAGGTCCACCAACAACATCCTTGTCAAGAGCCAGCATCGCGATAACATCACGAGGGTCAAAGTGGATATCGGCGTCAAGAAAAAGCATGTGCGTAAAGTTTTGCGCACGAAGGAATTCGTCAACAAGATAATTACGAGCGCGAGTGATGAGCGACTCATTGAAAATAAATGAGAATCGGATCTCAACGCCATAGTTTGCGCACAGTGCTTGCAAATCTAAGCAAGACTTACTGTACATACCATGGTTCATACCGCCATACATTGGCGTCGCTACGAAAAGTTTATTCTTTCGCAGCTTTTCTACTGATACTTCTAATTGCATAATTACTCCAAGGTAAAAAAATCAAATCACCTTTTATATATACGGAACAGGATCGCCCATACCACTTTCCCAGAAAAATAATTCAACATCACTGGGAATAAGTTTCTTCATCGCCTTCAAAACTTTCTTGTTGTCTTCATAATGACGTTCAATGCCTAATTCGAGAACAATACCAGCCTTAAATTTAGCGGCATTCTCAACTGTACGAGATTCATTCAACAAGAAGAAGTCAAGAACTCTATTAGGGTAATGTACGTTCAACCATTGTTCTGTAGCATCGCACACATTCGGTTCTAACTTTCTTGCCGAGATAGCATAGAACTTATCTTCCTTTGGTTGAATCAAAGGAGTAGCATTCTTATACCAATCAACAAGAAAATTCTTACGTTCACGACGTTGTTCGCCGTTCATCTTACCCCATTTCTGGTCTGACGGTGGTGGCTTATCAGCCAACACACCGTCGATATCGTATGACACAATCACAGTTTAATCAGATCGACGGTAGAGGAAAGAGCCGATTCCTTTTGCTGCAGCCAGATCTTCTTTCTAACTTCTGCAGAAAGATTTGCGAAGTCAGTAATGTCTGATGCAGTTTCTACAGTATACGTCCAACGCAACCCATCGTTTCCTGGCGGTGCGCAAACAGGGATACCTGCATACAATGCATGATATGCTCGACCAGTACGCCAACCACAGTTCATATGCTTGGTATCATAAACTGCAAGGCATCCAGCATAATCAGTATAGAATTGCTTACGGTCTTTTTGAGCAGGGTTTGGGATTACTTCTACCAGATCGCCCCATTCCTTTTCCCATTCTTCTTTCTTGCCAGCAATAATAAGTTCGGGAGAAAGTAAAAACTTCCTAAAATACTTTGCTCTACCGTTAGGGCGACCAATGTAAACAACCTTCTTCATCTTCCCTTGGTGGAAGGCATTGCAAGGCATACCAGCGTCCATAGGATAATCAACAACACG